TAATGGCTGAAAAAGCTAAAACCAGTTTAGAGAAAGTGATACAGACGGCTATTAATTCAGCTTTACTGGAAACGCATACCTGTATGCCGGGAACTATTACAAGGGTATCAGGTCAGAAAGTAGACGTACAGCCCACTATTAAGAGAAAAATGAACGGTATACTTGTTAATTTACCGCTGTTAACTGATGTACCTTACAGGACATTTAAGACTAGTAAATTCTCTTTTTCACTACCTCCAGTAGAAGGTGATGATGTATTAGTACTTATAGCTGAACGTTCTATAGATACATGGTTAACTTACGGTGGCATACAGAACCCGGCAGATATCAGAAAACACCATTTAAGTGATGCTATAGCGTTTCCTATGCTGTATGCTGATGCTGACGAGATACCGGATTATAACAGTACTGATGCTGAGATAAAAACTAATACAGGTAATACTAAAATAGTATTAAAAGAGTCTGAAGGTGTAGATATAATAACTACGGCTCCTGTAAATATAGAAACATCTGAAGCAAATATAACCGCTTCAGGAGATGTTAATGTAGATGCTGAAGGAGATGTTAACATAGAGACCTCTTTAGGAGATGCTAACTTAACCGCTGTAGCTGGTGACGTTAATGTAGACGGTATCAATGTTAATGTAACAGCGGCGGCTAAAGCTGTTATAGAGGCTCCTACTATTGAGTTAGGGGCCGGGGCTACAGCTTTTCCAGCTCAAGCGGGTATCCCTACCGCTTTTAATGCTGGACATGCTCATACTCAGCTCTCTAACTTTACTAAAACAAGGGCTAGCTAATGACTATATATGATATAGCTTTTAATGATGAACATGATATGTATCTATCTGGTAGAGATATAGCTTTTACCGGAGATAGTGATACCGTAGTACAGCGTTTAAAAATACGGCTCCAGTTTTTATTAGAAGAGTGGTTTTTAGATAATACGGCTGGACTACCTTATACTCAGTTTATACTTGAACAGGGAGCCAGTATAGAAGATATCTATACTATTTTTAGAGATGAGACAAAGAATACTGAAGGTGTGTTTAACATTATCTTTTTAGTACTTACACCTACACCGGATGATAAGGGCTTAAGGGTTGATTTTTCAGTTAATGACGGTGTAAGTACCGGGACAGTGGAGGTAAGTGTATGACTGGCTTAACCGCAGACGGTTTTGAACGTAAAAGATTAGCAGATATTAAAGCTGATATAGAAGCGGATTTAAAAGCCGCTTTTGGAGATAATATAGATTTAGAGCCTCAATCTGGTTTCGGTCAGTTTGTAGGTATAATGAGTGAACGTATATCTAATCAATGGGAAAGTCAAGAGAATGTATATAACTCACAATACCCTTCTACATCAGAAGGCAATCAGCTTTCTAATGTTGTCATGTATAATGGTATAGAAAGATTAGAGGCTACACACTCCACTGTAACAGGCACTTTTACAGGCACTCCCGGCACACCTATACCGATAAATAGTGAGGCTAGTGTATTTGATACAGGTGATAAATTTAAAACATTAATAGATGCTGAAATAGGTATAGGCGGCACTGTAGATATACCTATGCAAGCTGTAAACACAGGCCCTATAGAAGCTGTAGCGGGTTCACTTACAGTTATAGAGACTCCTATATTCGGCTGGACTTCTGTAACTAATTCAAGTGACGCTCTAGTAGGCAGGAGTGAAGAAACAGATGCAGAATTAAGAGTAAGACGTGAACAGAGTACACAGGCACTGGGACAGAATTTAGTAGACGCTCTTTTCGGTCAACTGTTAAACTTAGACGGTGTTGAAGATGCCGTAGTTATCAGTAACGGCTCTGAAGTAACAGTAGGCGGTATACCGCCTCATCAGTTCTTATGCAGCGTTCTAGGTGGTGATAATCAAGATATAGCTGATACTATATGGGTTAACACACCTCAAGGTATTGCGTCTTTCGGGGCTTTAACAGTTCCCGTTACAGATGCTCAAGGATTCTTACAGCCTGTTAAGTTTACAAGACCATCCGAAGTAGAGATTTATTTTAAAATTGATATTACTGTTGACCCCGTAGAGTTTCCTTCTGGCGGTGAAGATGATATAAGAAATAATGTAGCGGATTACGGTACAGCTAATTTTAAGATATCAGATGACGTAATACGGTCAGAGTTCTATACACCTGTTAATTATACTCCGGGTGTTTTAACTATAGATTTATTTATAGGCTTAAGTGCATCACCTTCCGGTACTGCTAATATCTCTATAGATGTAGATGAGATATCTAGATATAGCTCTTCCAGAGTGGAGGTTAATATTGTCTAACATAGAAAAAACATACTGGGAGTCATCTATGATAGATTACTGGGATATCTCTATGTTACCTTACTGGGATATCCCTATGAGTGCGGCTAATGTTATATTTAACGCACTTGATAGACTCGCTTACCAGTTTGAGGATAGTACAAAATTTAAAGAATTTTTAACAGCTTTTTTAAAAGAGTATCAAGAGTTAGAAGCATCAGAGATTAAATTACTGTATAGACGGTATCTAGATACTGCTGAAGGTGCACAGCTTGACGGGATAGGAGAGATAGTAGGAGTAGAAAGGCCGTCTGTACAGATACCGCCTACTGATGTTTTCGGTTTTCTTGATGATCCAACTTCTTTAGGTTTTGGAGATTATAATAATCCAGCTATAGGTGGTAATTTTTGGGATGGAATTTATGAGACAGAGCCTATAGATGATGATTTATACAGAGAATTAATAAGAGCTAAGATAATTGAAAACCAGACAGCTATGACTGTTAATGATACCCTTAGATTGATATCTTATACATTTGATGAGGTATTAGTAAGATATATTTTACAAGTTAACCTGTACCCGGCATATGAAATATATAAATCATTAACACCTTTTGAAGAGATTTTAGTAGCTAATTTTCCTATACTTATAGGTCTTGATTTTGTCAGATACATAACTGTGCCAGAGATAGAGAGGTTTTCTTTTTCCGGTGATCCTGATACAGAAGGGCTAGGTTTCGGTGATTATAATGACCCAAGTATAGGTGGTAACTTTGCAAAGATAATAGTATAAAGGAGATAGAATATGCCTAAACCTGTAGCACTACCCATATGGGATAGAAATGAAGTTAATGTAATTGAGCCTGATACACCTCATAAAAATGAAGGTTGGTTAGCTCCGGGCGGTATACCCGAAAAACCGCCTTTTCAGTTTTTTAATCACTGGCAGAATAATGTATATAAATGGATACAGTATTTTAATGAAGGTGGCGTGCCTACTTATGATACTGATTCAGATTATGTACCGGGAAGTGTTGTTATAGGCGGTGATTTACAGTTATATACTGCTTATAGTTTTAATGGCCCTTCTACTGCTGTAGTTAACCCGGTAGGAGATGGTACAGGTGTATGGTGTTTTACTCTTATAGGTCTGCCCGGAGATGAGGCAGACTTAGGGTATGTACCTACAGCTACTAGGCTTACTCAAATGAGGCTTTTACCTAGAGACGGTAGTTCTGTCCTAGATGCCGATTACCCCGGAATTTTGACAGCATGGGGCGGTAAAATATACGGTAATATAGACGGCACACATTTCTATTTACCTGATGACAGGGGCCGCTTTCCCCGTATGTGGGATAACGGGGCCGGAGTAGACCCGGATGCCGGGACACGTACAGACAGAGGTGACGGTACTACAGGAGATAATGTAGGAACACTACAGGGATATGCTGTAGAAAGTCATATACATGCGTCACTTGAGAAAGGCGGTACATCTTTTAATCTAGGTAATTCTGCTAATTATCTTTATAATAATTTCACTGCTGCATATGGCGGGAATGAGACTAGACCTATAAATAGATATAAATTTGGAGGTATACACTACTAATGACTATACTATATCATGTAAACAGAAAGACAGGTAAGTATGAAGGTCATACTACAGAGGCTTTAGAAAATCCTAAGTACTCTTCAGCTACTCATGATGAGGCTGATAAGTATATCTATGATCCTAGAACAGCATCACTGATAGAGCCGCCTGTATGCGGGGCTGATGAGGTAGCTGTATTAGAAGATAGTGTATGGGTTAAAAAGATAGATAAATCAGGTCAACATTATTATGATCAAGACGGTACTAAAGTAGAAATAACTGAGTGTAATATAGATGTACCTGTAGATGCTATACAGGATGAGCCGTTAAGCCCTTATCATGATACTCATGATGGTACTAACTGGATTTGGAACAGTGAAGCACATATAGCTGCCAGATGTACAGAAGTAGAAATGCAGTTTTTAACTAAACTTGAAGACCCTTTAGATTATAATGGTACACCCTACCAGAAGGATAAAAATTCTCAAGAAAGTGTTACTAAAAGATGTGTTTACGCTAAATGCTCTAATGATGACCCTACTAATTTTCCGTGGTTAACTGAGTTACAGACATGGAGAGATGCTAATAATATAGATCAACCTTTTAGTACTCCCGCTGAGTATCTGGCTTTCGGTAAAGCAATGACAGAGCATATAGCTAGTCTATATCATAAAATGCAGGATCATAAAGACGCTATCAGAGCATTAGCTACTTATGAAACTGTAAGAGACTATGATATAACTATTAACTGGTAAACTATAATCAATAAATGAGGTGATTATATGGTAACTGTTGATCTTATACGGATGGAAGAGTCAGAGCATGGTTCTTTAGGTGTTCTGAAGATTGATAAAACGCTTTTTTGCTGTACCCTTGAGCCGCCTGACCTGCTTAATAAAAGTAACATATCCTGTATCCCGGTACAGCAGTATATCTGTAAAAGATATTCAAGCAGGAAATACCCTAATACTTTTGAGATAGCAGACGTACCGGATAGAACAAAAGTTTTATTTCATTCTGGTAATACTGTACTAGATACGGCTGCTTGTGTATTACTGGGTAGGAAATGGGGTGTACTTAATGACAGAAGGGCTGTTTTAAATTCAGGGGATACATTCAGGGAGTTTATGTATCTTATGGACTTAGAAAGGGTAGAGAAGTTTCATTTAACAATACATACATTTTATTAAAGAGGTGAGTATATGGGGCTAATGAAATACTTAGGTATGGGAGAAGAGATATCTAAACCTATTGACGCTATAGGTAATACTTTTGATAAGATATTCACTTCTGATGATGAGCGGTTACAGGCTGAAGCGGTATTTAAGAAGTTAGAAGCTAATCAAAATGAGTTACAGGTAAACCTTAATAAATCAGAGAGTCAGCATAGAAGTCTTTTTGTATCTGGCTGGAGGCCGTTTATAGGCTGGACGTGCGGCATATCTCTTTTTATCTATTATGTCCCTCAGTTCATCTTAGCTTCTATTATATGGATCAAGCTAAGTTGGGCCGCTCAAGAGGTAGTGACGTATCCTGTGTCTGATATCTCAGGGTTAATGGAGCTTGTAATAGGTATGTTGGGTATAGCGGGTCTCCGTACTATAGAAAAGTTAAGAGGTAAAACTAAATAAAGAATACCTAACCTATAACCGTTAACCTGTTTGGAGGTGGTAGCTCATGATTCTTATTTAACTTGCAAAGTACTTAAGATAATATGTTATAGGGGAAGACAAACCCGGTTATCAGAGATTCTGGTAACCGGGTTATTTATTAGAATTTGTCTAGACAAAATTTCAGGGTTTAAAATACGGGTTAACAGGCGATATATCATGCTCTTGTGGCTTACCTGTATCAGAGCAGTACTTACAAGCTTTTTGACCTGCTTCAAATGGAGTCAACTCTAATCTACACCACGGAAAATTAGTCACGGGCAAGTTATCAGGTATCTTATAACGCTCTCTAAAATATTTCTCAAATTCTTTATTAACCATAGTCTTTATCCGTTATTAGATCATCTAAAATTATAAATGTGTAGTGCTGTGTTTCACACTCCTGACATTCTACTATAACTTCAATCTTTTCACCATCTGACATATCAACAAACTCAGCAGATACATCATATGTCTCTAACTCTCTGTTACACTTCTTACAGTTCATGATATCACCTCCCTTTAATTGTAATTAGTTATATCCCTTAAATAGTCAAGTAAATCCCGCTGTGTTATATCTTTCTTAGCTAGTACTTTAGTTATCTTATCATCTATAGTATTTTTAATCACTAAATGATGTATCACTACTCCGTGTTTTTGGCCCTGCCTATGCAGCCTTTTATTAAGCTGCTGATACTGCTCAAGGCTCCATGTCTGACAGTACCATACTATATTATGCCCGTGAGACTGTAAATTAGTTCCGTGAGATAGTGATGCAGGATGACATACAAGCAGCGGTAACTCCCCTCTATTCCATTGCTTAATATACTTAACAGCGTCACTGTTTTTAGTCTTACCAGCTATCACGGGCACATCTGAAAAAATGCTTCTGAACATTTCAAGCTCATGTCTAAATTGAATAGCGCACAGTATAGGCTGGTTTAACTCTTCAATAAGATTCTGTATAGTTTTAAGCTTAGTCTTATGAAACTCTGTTACGGCCCTCTTGTATTTTCCATTATCTAACACCTCATCTGTGTCATAATATATGAAGCCTTGCAAAAACTGTCTAAGCTTTTGACTTAGTGTAGCAGAGTTTAAAGCTGTATGGTCTACATTATTTATATTTACCAGAAACTCTTTTTTAAACTCGTTATAAAGTTTCCGTAATTTCTTAGACAGTGATAAAGAGATATAGTTATATGATATAGGCGGCAGAGATAAATGGTCTTTCTCATCAAGTCTGTAAGTATAAGGAGCGATAGCCTTATATATTTTATCTTTGGCTCCGGGCCTTAATTCCCATTGGTAAGGGTTCCACGGGTCAGCTTCAAAGTATTTACTCCTGAATGTGTTATACCTCATCCCTAATACATTACCATCACACAGCCAGTAGTATTGACTCCATAAATCTAATAAGGAATTAGGGGCCGGGGTTCCTGATAATATGG